ACTGCTTCTTCTACCACTGCTTCTTCTACCACTGCTTCTTCTACCACTGCTTCTTTAAAAGAATTTTTGACTTCTAAAGAATCACCTTCCAAGCTACTTGAAACATCTAAACTATATTGTAATGTTGCTGCAGCTGCAGCAACTTGCGGACATACTTCATGAAGACCATTGAAACCAAAAGCAGCCGACAACAAGTTTATTAGTTTGTACTTTAGTATTAATGTTTGGTTTTCTTTCATAGTTTCATTTACAGTTTTACGTTGAATAAATGCAAAAGACCCCCAATTTGTTTTTGTAAAAGAAATCTTTTCTAATAGTCTCACTTTTTTATTTTTTTGATACAGTTCCAAGTCCATAACTCCTATTCGCTTTTCTGGTATCTTTTTATACTCTCCAACAATTAGTGCATTATTCGGTTTTTTCGAACCAAATAAAAATTCTACTATTTTAGAATTAAAATCATCTTTTTGAATGGTTTCACTTTTACCTTTTGACAAGTTTTTTTCCAAATCATCCAAGTTTTTGTTTTTCAAAGTATAAACCTCAATCGGACGATTGAGAACAATCATAAATGCAGAAATTAGCAATGGTGTTTTAAATGGCACATCATCGTATGCTAAATGATGAATGCTTTCACATGTATGTTTGGATTTTTGTTCGGTTTCTACAACCGGGAAAAATGTTTTTTTCAATAAAAGTTGGGGAAAGTTATCTAGTAGTTTTTTCATTTTCAAAACATTTTTTGAATCTGGAACAAAATTATTTTTTCCTGGAAATGCGTTTGTTTTAGCGTTTAAATTCATTTTTATTGTACAATCATAAAAAAATTCACACTAAAATTAAAATGAGCAAATCACCTGACTTAAAAGTTAAAATTTCCAGTAACGAAGAGTCTACAAACCTAAATACAACTGATGCCGATTATGAACTAACAAAAAGAAACTTTAAAACAAGTTTTATAATATTTTCAAAAGCTTGTATAACATTTCCATTTTATGTTGTTGCACTATATGAACCATTTTATATAGAAGAGTATTCTTGGATACTTTATATGGAAGCATTCCACCATTTTCATGCGAGAATATTTTTCCTTCTTGCTATTTACAGAAGTTTATTACAAATTTATTTTTCATGTTTTTCAAACGGTTATTACCAAAAAAAATTTGTATATCTTGAAATATGGTTTGATATTTCGCTTATAGGGTTGTACTTACATGAAAACTTTTCTTTGCACAATATACGAGTATTTTATTCAAAGTTTTTCCTTTTTTATATTATAAATACAATTTTAACTGTTTTAAGTATACTTTTTTCACAAAGTATAAAGATAGATCATATTGTGTAAAATATCTATTTGTACAACTAAAAAATACTTAATTATTAACACTGTCTAATTATAGTCTATAATATCATTAAAATTTTTAAAAAAATAATATTATTAATTTTTATTTCATACATTGGTCGAACATTTTTGTACGAACTTGCAAAAAAATGTAATAATAAATTTGTCACCTATTAAAATAGTTTTAACAATAAAATGTGGTCGTGTAAAAAAAAACTAGACATTCTTTATAGATCTCAATCTGCATTGGGTGCATTTGAGCGAAGAAATATTGACACGTTTCCGCAATATACAGACTTGTACAAGGTTTATAATGTTACGGAAAAGCAACCACTTCAGTTTAAAAAAAACAATTTTTTCTACAAAGAAATGAAAATAAATAAATGGCTGAGAGTACCACTCGAACAACTTTTGGTCGAAACAAAGAGTTTCAACTGTGATTATTATATCGATTTGACAAATCTTGTTGAAAAACAGTTTTTAAAAGCTGAACTTCGAAGCGGAAAAACAGTCATGTTTATTGAAAACTTGGAATTTTTGCCAGTAAACCCTCAGGACGCAGATCCAGAAAATGGCTCTGTTATGTTGATTCGAATTGGAAGAAATGTTTACAATTTTTACAAGAACATTTCAAGAAATCTTGACTCAGAATTTTCAGGAGAAGGCATTCAAACATTTGAAGATGTTTGTGACACAAACTATACTTTTTTCACGTTAAGCGAAGAAAACTATAAAATGTTGAGTGAAGAAAAACAGGAATGTTTCATAAGCGATGGATTTGCTTATATACAAGCAAATGTTCATAAACCTAAAAAAAATGATATTATATTTAGAAACGGTGTATTCCGTTCCGAAACTACATATGGTAATATTTTATTTACAGAAACATTCATAGAACCTGGTAAAAGTGCACAAAAGTTTTATATAAAAGCATTTAGTGTGTTATCAACCCAAGTAACTTTGCAAGTTTCCGAATTTGATAGATATTTTATAAAAGTTGAAGATGATAACTATTATTTGGGGTTCAAATATAACAGCTTCATAAAGTTGACAAAGTCTGGAAAAAATATTCTATGGTCAAGTCGTATAGGATCTGGAACCGTTTACTATTTCAAATATACAGATACAGATAGTGGTAAACAATTTTATATTATAAGTTATATTACAATAAAAAAACAAAGAAATGAAAATGACCCAGAGAACGGAGACAACGAAATAAACAATGTACTAGTACAATTTAAAGAGAATAACAATTTAAATCCAGGACCCATTCCTTTTGAAAATTTTTTGACCGATACTATTGGAATGGATGTCGATTCTGTTACTGATTTGATGAATTTGTCTCGTCAATATCCTCAAATGAGTGAGGAGTCTCATACAAGGAGAGGTCACTTTTATTCAAAATATATGTTATACATGGAAATGGACATAAATCTTTGCATTTATGATCCCATTATATTTGAAAAAAATTTAGAAGATGTCGAAAAACCTATTGAAGAAAAAGATAAAGTAGAAAGTTTATCTGAAACATATGAAAGTAAAAAGCAGGAAACACCGGTTACTCAAGATAAAGGATTGGGTGTTTCTGAAAGAAATTTAGAAGAACCATTATCTCTTTCTTCTAAATTTGAAGAAGTCGCTTAAAACTCAAGAAAATGGTCTAATTCCTCCGTGTTTTGGCATTATTTTTTTCCAATTTTGTGTTCCCGTATTGTCAAAAACAACAGGAACAATTATTTTATTTATTTCTTCATCAAGTTGTTTTGATAACTCAACATCATGAGTATACTTTAGTTTGTGTAAAAGTGCTACTTTTTCCGATACAGTTCTTCCGTCTTCACATTTTACAGGTTTGACAAGGGTTTTACCAGTTATTTCACACTTAAACCCCTGTATGCTATTTCTTGCTTCTACTAATTTTTCTTGTTTTTCCATGATATACTTTACTTCATTTTTCAAATAAGGGACGGATGTAATAAACGGATTTTCAGGACTTAGTGAAACTAGAATTCTTTCAGATACAGTATAGCCATATTCTTTTTCAAACAAGTATTGATAAATACTTGTTTGAAGAGCATAACCTGCACCATCACAATCATCTAAATGGTTGAGTGGAGCCATCATTTTTTTGAATCCGGTCATGTTCATGTAAAGCTTGTCCGATAATTTCCAATCAACCACAACAATAGACTCGTCCGGCATTTTAAATACTGCATCTACACTACCTGCAATATCGAGTCTAAATGACCGTATTTCTCTTTCAGTTGACATAATAGTCGCCCCATTCGGTATTATATAATCTTTTATGAATGTAAAAAATGCCTTCATTTCTGGATCATACCATCTATAAGGCAATCCTTCTAATGCTAGTTCACAATTCCTATGTGCAGCGGTACCCATATTTCTTTTAAGTAAACCGTTACGTTCCCATTTATATAATATTTCATCATCTGTCATTGTGCGCTCGAAAACGTAATATTCTTCTTCTTGTGAAGATTCAGAATCATTTTTTATTTCAATTTGCTTAAGAAGATTATAAATGGTCTCGCCTTCTAACCCAAACGTACTATTAGGTTGCATCACAGATACGGTAACATCCGAAACAGTTATCATACAACCCATTTCACACTTAAAACCATCTTTTTCAACCTTTTGTGGATTTATCACATATTCTAAACGGGGCCATTTTTTTTTAGTTGATCTTTTCATCAAAGATATGGCAAGTTTTCCATCAAAATGTTCTTGATAATCGTGTGCAAATTTAGTAACAGAATCGGAAGCGGGTATTTTCATTCCATTTATATCCGATACATATAAATGTTCTTCTTCTAAAAATTCCATATCGTTGTGAATCGTTTCAGGATACACTTCATGCAAAGGTTTTCTAAAATGCGCAGGAAGTTCGAAACCATCCATAAAATCATCTGGCCTTTTTTCGCATGGTCCTTGTCGTTGTAAAAGAGAATTTGGCAAAACGAGTGGTACGAGATCCATTTTAGTTGGGTAAAATATTAAAACATTGAACTCTGATTCATTATATTTATTTTAAAAACGGTTTTCCTTACACTCTTTTATTATTTCCTTCAAATTATCATCTTCGTTAACAAGCATAAAAATCCATGATTCTGGCTCTGTTCTCCATTCACCAAGTATCCAATTATGTTTATAAAGAATATCTAAAACATTATAATTAATATTTTTTAAGAGCAATTTTCTTAGTTCACTCCATTCTTTACGACGACAATGTCGATATCTATGGTTTCTAAATTTGTTTTGTATTATACAACAGGCTAATATTTGTTCTATATATTCTTTTAAATCGTATGGTAGTTTTTCACCGAGATCCATTTTATAATAAATTATATAATTATAACATCAATAAATTTTTGTAACTTTATATAAATATGTCGACATCTACAATTTATGAAAATTTCGGTTATGATTTACCGAAAGATTTTGGTGAAATTGCAGAAATGTGTAACACTACATTTGTATGTGGACTCGATAAAAAATGGCATGTACAAGATTCTTACAAGGGAGATACAGGAAAAGAATGTACAAATAAAAACACTTTGCATCAGATATGTGAAACATATAAATCTGGAAAAAGTTCTTGTATAAAAGAAGGAGATGTAACATATTGCTATGAAAGTGTAAAGGGAATTCCAACTTCTATAAACTCTACCGGTAAAATAACAAACGTACCGGATCCTGGTTCTGGATCATCCATTTGTGGTTTCGACAGTACGGTGGACATGCACGTTACTGTACTTGCACCAAGTTGCGAATTGTGTCCGTACAATCTTTCAGCTTATGATGGACAAAAATGCGAGTTGAAAGTAAAAGAAAACTCAGAAACCCCAGAAAACTCAGAAACCCCAGAAAACTCAGAAACCCCAGAAAACTCAGAAAAAAATTTTTCGTGTAGATTTACATCAACCAGTTACAATAATGTCCACGAGGTTCAATCTAGTTGTTCAAGAGATAGTGATTGTACAGTAAATGACCGTGTAATTTTAGAAAAATGGGTAGATAGTATAAATGTAGAAATGGACACCGAAAATTTCACAATATCTGATGTTATAAATAAACAAGTCGTAGAGGGATCTGATTTAAGAGATGTTTGTTTACTAGGAGAAGGAAATTGTGATGAATCGTTTTCATCAATGAAAGATCTAAAACAATACTTAAAGGATAAAATTGTTCCAAAACACTTTGTTAAAAAAATGAAAAAAGACTATAATTACGGTGCAACTATTGTAAAAGAACTGGGTGTCAAAAAAAATGCATGCAGTGAAGAAAAATGTGCTGAAAGCAAAGTTGTATTAAAAGATTATGTTCACATAAATCCACATGAGAGCAATAAAATTGAAATAAAAAAGATTGGCGGTGAAAGCGTTTCTAGTTTATTTATTAATGATAAAAAAGTAGGAGGTGGTGTTAATGTAAATAATCTGTATCATAATGGAAAAATGAAAGGTGACCATCATAGCATAGTTCATTGTTCCGAAGAAAAGACGTGTAAAAATTATACGGATAATATAGATACTGTTATAGACTTAAACAACTCTACCGAACTATTTAAACCAAAAGGAAGTGAAACTGTTTACAAAATAATAAAAGGAATGGATGTATTTATACTTGACAACGAATACACTGTTACTACCGACACAAAAAGTTCACAAAAAGAATGTTCTAAGTTACTTTGCAAAATCAACAATGAAGGTTGTCCTTCCGAATACTGCAAACGTGGACTTTTTAACGAATGTGTTCCTTCCGATGCTCCAGTTGTAGCAAAAGAACTTAAATAAGTTCAAGAGAAATCGCACAAGGACCCTTGTGGTTCTCCGAACACACAAACTTGACACGAGATCCTCTGGGGATGTTACCCACATCTTGTGTGTACAAGCGTTCTCCAGTATCTTGACGCTCGACTTTTCCCCACATTCCGTTAGAATGAACAAATATGACTCTTCCTATGCATGTATTTTTTTGGGCTCCGTTGCCCTTTTTCTTTGTCTTCTTCACGACTTCATGGAAGTCTGTCGACTCTTCTTCATCGCAGTTAGCCCACGTAGACTTTGAGACTTTGGGAAGTTTGAAAACTTCCGATGGTTTTTGTTCAAACTTTTTCTCAACTTGTTCCTCGTCACTCGGAGTGTCGATGTCGTGGACAGCAAGAACACTGAAGAGAGAAAAGGTCGTCATCGTTGTTCAGGGGCTGTTGGTCTTTTGTTTCTCGGTTTGGTTTGAGTTTGATCTGTTTGATCTGTTTGATCCAGTTGCGAAGAAATGTTTCAACTCCACGAATGTCGCCAATAAGTATATGATATTGTTTGATTCATGGTTTTCCATATTTATGACGTTGAGAATGTCGAACACTTCGAAGTGATATACTCTCCAAATAACATGTCTAGAGTTTTTTTAATTTTGTTAGTAACTATTGTGGTATTAGTTATATTGTTTAACAAAAATACGTGTACATAAAACTAAAAAATAACACGAATCAAAATTTCACGATAGAGACAAGTCATACAGAAATGTTTGAGATTTTGTGTTTTGCGTTTGCATTTCATATTGTAAAGCTTCCGTTTGACAGAGGTGCAAACAAACGTGGTGCCAGATTCGCTCCAGATATTTTGAGTGAGCGCTTATACCCAGAAAAAATTCACTCTATAAATTTCACAAATCCTATCAACTATAGGGAACCTTTTGGTAAAGGTTTTATGACTATTTGGAAGTTGTTGAACGCTGGTTCATTTACACTTGTCTTGGGTGGCGATCATACGGTCGCTATTTCGAGTGTTAGTGCCGCACATGATTTTTGTAAATCTAAAAATCAACGTTTGGGTGTATTATGGTGTGACGCTCATGCGGACTTTAACACGCTTCTGACTTCTCAAACAAAGAATATACACGGTATTCCTGTTGGAATATTGTGTGGTCATACATTAAAAAATTTGATGTTTGGTCAACCTCTAGAGCCAAATCAATTTGCATATTATGGTGTTCGAGATTTAGATAGCTTAGAGTTTACAAGATTCCAAGAATATGATATGAAAATTATTGATTTTCCAAAAGATTTATGTGAATGGATGGAAAATTTTGATAAAATACACATAAGTTTTGATGTAGACTGTTTAGATCCGTCTGTTGCATCTGGTGTGAACACTCCTGTACCAAATGGTGTTACTCTATCGCAGTTGAATGAAATATTTGACAATGTAAAAAAAAGCAAAAAACTAATTTCTATGGATGTCGTAGAATATAACCCTACAATTGAAGATAATACGGATATTATTATAGATATAATTAATAAAGTAATAAATTGATAAAAAAGTGGTTAATAATAAATGGTTAAATTTTTAGTGAGGAATTTGTAGAGTTTTCCATGGATCACCTGGAGGTTCATGACCTAGTAAGAATGCACCAAATGAGGAGTATCGCTCTAGTATGTAGCCTTCTTTGTAGTTACCGAGTTCGGGATAGAAAATTTGGGAAAAGTTTGTACATTTTTTTCTAAATTTTTAAATAAAAATGGGTATATTTTTTTCTAAATTTTACCCAAAAAATACAAGAATAATAATATTAGGACTAGATGGTGCTGGAAAGACCACAATTCTTTATAAATTTAAACTTGATGAGTACGTGACAACGGTCCCAACGGTAGGGTTCAATGTGGAAACTTTAAAAATAGGAAATCTCGAAATGACCATGTGGGATATGGGAGGTCAAAATAAGTTAAGAACATTATGGAAATATTATTTTCATGATTGTGATGCTCTCGTATTTGTGATTGATTCTACCGATACATCAAGGTTCAACGAAGCAAATGAAGAACTTTATAAAATATTATCCGATAAAGGTATGAAAACATTAAAGTTTATCCTTATTCTTTGGAACAAGGTTGATTGTGATACATCAAAACATGTAGCTGATTTCAACGATTATATAAGTATAAACTTTAGAACAAATATACATATACAACCATGTAGTGGACTCACGGGAACAGGTATCAAAGAAGGGTTTCAAAAATTATATGAAAGCTTAAAATAAATGACTATTTTAATAACATATTTTTTGTTATTTTATTCACTAATAACTACAATTTATATAATTTATCTTAAAACTTGGACCTGTAGATCTTTTATCACATTTATAATGTTTTCATTAGGTGTAATTAGACAATTTTTCTACAACATTTATGTACTATTTAGTAAAAAAGTAAAAAAGGAATCTTCGGTTGTACAGCCATTTATGCAAGAGCAGAATCAATAAAATATGTCGACAATATGAGAATAATAAATATGTATGTAACAACACCAAAATGTCCGTGCCATCTCCAAATATTTTCTCCTTTGTCTTCATTTTCTTCTCTGTCTTCTTGGTACAATTGTTTTATCAAAAGTAGAGAAATCACAGTAACTATGATAATAGTTAAAATAAACGTTATTATGTTTGTAGTTCTATTTTTCGAAACTGAAGCTACAAGTGCAGCGGAACCTATAACAACACTTAACATAGACACAAGTGTATTTATTCTTAGTTCTGCGCGATTGTATGTATGAGAAGGTTTTTCGTTTATTCTAGAGTTTACCAATGGAGAACGAATCTCTTTTCTTCTTTGAAGAAAAGTTGAGTCTGGTGTTTCGGGAATTACGTCATAACTTGTATTAGAACTTTGTGATTGTAGAAGTGGTGGTGCAGATGAACTTGCAACCAGTTCTAGGCCACTTGGTGTAGGTGCTTGTAGTACAGAAGAACTCGGTGCTTGTTCAGTATTAAATGTTACTGATAGATTTTTCGGAACTTTTGTAAATTCTTGCCGCTTCAGCCCAGGTCTTTGTGGCATGTTCAACGGTCTCACCGGACCAGTAAAATTCTTTGACGGATCTTTCAAACGTTGATAACTCATTTACTTACAAAAGTATAAAATAAATCATCATGTGTGTGTCAGACACAAACGTTTGTTGTAAAACAAAGAAATTTCGTTATACTTTTTGACTTCGTTTGTTCCTATTCTATTAAATTTAGTATTTCTAATACTATACTTGTGAAATGCTGAACCATTTGTTTTAATATGAACTACGTTTGGACAGAATACTGGAAAACACAAGTCGAATCCCCAACCAATTGATTTTTTAAAGTTTATTCTTAGTTTGTTCATCATACTTATCCAACACCTCCAAGAACTATTTGAAAATGTTGTAACAAATATTTCTGTGAATTTTATTTTATTGTAATCGTAATAAGAACCATATATTTTCGGCGTAACAATTGAATTGTTATACTTATCAATCTTATTTTTTATTTCAGGAAAAAAGTAGTTTGATATTCTCACATCGTCTAAAACAATTGTAATATATTTGTGCTCTTTTTTTATGTAACTATCTGAGAGTATCAAAAATTTTGACCATGATGCCTTTTTATAAACTTCTTGGCAGTTTTCTATGTTTAATTTTTTTTTAGTATATTTGAATACAACACAGTCACACCCTTCAAAATATTTAACGTTGTTTTCAACGGTATTATTTCTAGTTCCAACTGCTATAAAAAGTGCAATACAGTCAGGATTTTTACTTGTAAATAAAGAAAAACCGTATAAAAATTTTTTTATATAATAAAACATACTTTTAAAGTTAGTTTATTTTTTTTTATAAGTTTGTACATAATCTAAAATAAAAAGAGAAAGTAATTATGTTGAAGCTATGTGTTATAGCCGCTTGCGTAAGATTCATATTCGCATGTCAAGTCGCTATGATAACACCTTACCCATTTACACCAGGTGGTGGAGAACGATATTTTTTAACAGTTCTAAAATCATTTCAGCGTATGAGATGTGAAATAACAGTTATGCTTGAATATTCAAAAGGTTGTAATTATGAAAAGTGCTTTTACGAAACAGTTAATATGCTTGGTGTTGAAGTAGATACTACTAAAATATTTTTTAAACCATATACACTGTATAAAAAATACGACTACTCTTTTCTTTTAGGAAATGAAAAAGCTCCACAATTTAGAGGTTTGGGAACTTATAACATTTACATGTGTCAATTTCCGTTTGACCAATCAAGAGTTCTTACGCAACAAGAGTTTAAAAATATGAAAACTTTTGATACAGTTTTGTTAAATTCCGAGTACAGTTTTGAAAAATATGTTAATTATATGAAACCTTATGAAAAAAATAAAATTCCTATACCGTTGGTAATGTATCCGTCAATTGAAATGCTTGAATACAAAACGGAGAAAAGAAGACCTATAATTGTAATGATAGGAAGATTTTTCAGAGGAAGACAACAAAAAAATCAAGCTTCCGGAACACTGGCTTTCAATATTTTACTTGGAATGTATGAAATGTATTCGAAACTAACCGATGAAGAACCTCCTTACTTGTATATTATCGGTGCCCATACAGATCAAGTAGAATTTGGAAATATAATCTGCAAAGATGTGGTTGAAAAAAGTTCACGAGCATCTTGTTACTTGAACAGAAAACGTAAAGATGTGATAGAAGTTTTGCAAAAAGCTTCCGTGGTATGGTCATTGACTGGATTCAAAAGAGAAAAAGATGATTATGCAGATTCTGAACATTTTGGAATTGCAGTATCGGAAGCCATGAGTGCGGGTTGTATTCCGGTTTTATTGAATGAAGGAGCATCCAAAGAACTTGTACCCTATGGTTCAGGAAGACTTGTATCAAGTTTGGAAGATCTTGCAAAACAAACGTTTCAAATTTTGTATAATACAACAGAAAAGAATATACAAGAAATGCGCTTATTGGCAAGAAAACACATAGAAAAATTTAGTAAAACGGAGTTTGATACTAGAATGAAAAATCTTTTGTTCAATACAGATTCACATCTGTGGAATATAATAAAGGGCTCTGAAATGTTGGAAGAATACAAGTATTGTGAAAACAAATATGCAGCCATAATTGTTGATACAAGAGTAAATATACATTTAAAAGATGTTTTTAATTGGAATATTAATTATTTGGGAAACAAATTTAAAGTATATTTTTATCATGGTACATATAACGAAAATTTTGTGAAGAAATCATTGGAACATGTAAAATGTATTGAATTTATTAATCTAAATGTTTCAAAATATACAGAATATGATTACAATGTATTATTAAAATCGGCAAATTTTTGGAGAAAATTTTTAATATATGAACATGTGCTTGTGTTTCAAACAGATGTATTTCTCACGAGACCGTTTGACCACAAGTTTTTCGATTATGATTTTGTAGGTGCGCCATGGACAAAAGATAATGATATATACTATGGAATAAACGAAGACAAAAAAGAAATACCTAAACTTCCAGAATACATAAGAGTTGGTAACGGTGGTTTTTCGCTGAGACGTACAGAATGTCTTGTGAAAATATCGGAAAAGTATTCTATGGAAAGTAAACCTCAAGAACAAGAAGACGTGTTCATGGTACGAAATATGCACAACGTAAATTGTAGTGTCGCACCCCCACATGAAGCTGCGGAATTTGGTTTAGAAGTAATGACAGAGTTTCATAAAGAATTAAAAGTCAAAGTTATGTCATTTCATCAACCTTGGAATTACTTGAATCCGAATTTTTACCTTAAAATTTTAAAAAGCTCTTTAAAAGTCTCGACTCTAATAGATAAATGCTTGTGTGCTTTTTCAAGAGATGGAAGCGAATCTAATTGTTGTTACGAGGGTGGGTCATGGTTTCAGATGTGCGGAGATGAAGAAATATATTCTTGGGAAGAAGGATATTATGCTTGCAATGGCAAAAAAGTAAGTAAACCAAAAAAACAAGAAAACTCGAAACTATTGAGATACTTTCCAAAATCCAACTTACTCGAAACATATACTAAAAAAAATTTTGATTCAACACCATCTAAAACAAATACCGATTCAGCACGTACTTCATTTACAACAATTACCGAATCAATACATACTACATACAGTAAAAAAACCGGGTCAACACGTACTCCATATAGAACAATTTCCCAATTATTTTAATGGATACCCCCTGAAAATAAAAACTCTCCAGGATGAAAAACAAATTCGAGAACCTCATGGACAATATTTAAATTGAGCTTATGACGTTTTCAGCGTTATCTGTTTTAATTATTTCTACTTCTCCAGAAAGTATGTTTATTAGTTTACATGTTTTTTTATGATGCATAGCAGCGCGTAACGCCGCATCTCCTCTGTCTGCTTGTGATGTTTCATTAGACCATACCAAATGTACTACATAGTTCTTATTATAAATGTGGGCTCTCAAATGTAATACTTGTGCATCTGAATTTTTATGTTTAAGTCTTACATCGTAAATAGATGTTTCGTCATCGGGAACGAGTTCCAGTGCAGTTTCGCACATTTTTTGAAAGAATGGTTGATCTACCCAGTTTTCTACAGGAAGAAGTTGACGCATAACATAGTGAAAATCATCCCAGGACAGTGTTGCAAGTGCCATCGTACAAAAATCAATAGCATTTTTTGCAGAAAAGTAAGACATTTCTGCTTTTGAATATAAATCTTCAGGTAAAAGCGCACTAGAAGGAATACTTGGAAATACAAACCTATTGTTCATACCCATTTCGATTACTTTTGCTTGCTGATCATATTCAATTCTCGTGGGGTGTAGCAGATCTTCCATATATTTTATTTTATTTGTTCTGAAATATTCTACATACATATAAACAGCCTGTGCGTAAACTTTTGATGTATCTTCGTACCTGTTATTATTTGTAGATACAGTAAACGTCTTTGTGATTTCTTCACGTTTCGGTTGTTCTTTAGTATATGTGAAATGACTGTAAAGAGAAATTCGAGGACGAGCACGTTGTAACGATCTTTGTGGAGCAATTCCTCTTTTATCACTTTTTATTACCTTTTCTTTCGTAGAACATTCTCTCATAATTTTTAATGTGTCTGAACTCGCATTAACTAATTCGGGTACCATAATGCACGCTTTTGAAATTTCCAAGTTTGGTTTTTTGGGATCAATCACAATTGTCAAAGATTGGAAAGTTCTTGTGAGAGCCACATATAAAGGGTTTTCTTTTTCTTCTTCGGATACTAGAACAATAACGTTCTCTGCTTCCGTACCTTTTGAAGAGTGAAACGTTACGACATTTAGTTTTTCATTTTTTATTCTTTCATCACTTTTTTCACTGTTTGTGCCCATATGAATAGGAATGCCTTTGTTACTAAAGAAATTTATCAATGCTTTTAGTGGTCTATTTCCGTTTTTTGTGGCTGTTAGTAATAATATACTACTTATTTCGCCTTTTAAATAAGGTAACAACGCATCTCCCATTTTCCATGGATTTGGAGAAATAACGTTTATTTTTTCATTTGTTTCTTTATTAGAAACTATATTTGTTCTGAAAATTGTGTTCACAAACGTTGTAACATTCTTCGGAAGTCTGTGTGTGATACTGCACGTTTTATGAGACCACAAAACTTCATTGTTGAAATATTTATCAGGATGTACTAATATTTCCGTATTTGCCATAGAATCGGGGTCGAAATCATAAAGCATTTGTTTAAGATCTCCACATATAAAATAAAGTGGTTCAAATTCCAAAACGTGTTTTAGTAACTTTATATAAATGTCTTTCATATCTTGCACTTCATCCACAAGAACGTGTGTTGCATTTATTTTTTTAGGTTCTATGTAACCACAATCACAGTAATTTAAAGCGATTTCGAAAGAAATGTCATCAGGTGCAAGCTGAATAAAGTTACTGCACAAACTATGAAATGTATAACATACTGCACAATCGTCTAGATTGTTATCAGTTAACAATTTTACCATATGAGCAGCTAAATCAGTATTATATGAAACAACTAGACATTTCGCCCCCTTGTTTCTTAAAACTTTTATAAGTTCTATAATAAGAGTTGATTTCCCTGCACCAGGTACAGCTTGTACGCTAACGTTTAATTTTTCTTCTGTAAAAGACTTTATAGCACTAGTTTGTTCATCTGTGAGTATCATCGTGCTTTTGGGACCAGGTTTGTGTATGGTAGTTTACACTAGTTCGAATCTGATTCATAAAAAAAGTATGGTTTGATTCATAAATCAAGCTTCGGAAGAAAAAGCATTGAGTTCTTTTAATACTTTATTGTATTCCGACTCTAAACTTACATAATCTTTTTGTAAAGTGTTATACTATTCTCTTAAAACTTGGATTTCGTATACTTTTACATGTTCAGATGTACTGCCGTCCCATGCTTGTTCGGGAGGAGGTGGATTACCCATCAAACTTCTAAAACAAGAATCTCTCATTTTAACTATAAGTTAAAAAATTATTTGGTTGATTTTCAAAAAATTATTTTATATTATAACTTAATCTATGATATACACTTTTACCATGTTTTGAAATTCCTTTTTTATGATCTTGTGTTAAATATCCTTTATTCTTTGATATTTTATAGTATTCATCCAGATATGGATTGTCTTCACATAACTTTAACACATCATTATCTCTAGTAACTTTTGCAACTACAGAAGCTGCTGAAACTTCAGTATAAATAGAATCTGCTTTGGGAATACATTCAAAAGGAATATCTTTCCACTGGCGGTAAATAGATCCGTCTACAATATGTTTTTCCATTTTAAACTCTGGATATTTTGTTTCAAAATCATTCAATGCTCGTTCGAATACAAGTCTTCTTGCTTCTCCCAAACCCATTGAATCAATTTCTTTGTTTGTAACTTTTCCGATTCCGAAAAAACATTCTTCACATATTTTTTTAAAAAATATATTCCTTTTTTTCTCACTCATTTTCTTAGAGTCTGTGATTCCGTCCAAACAAACATTCGTTGGAACGAATACTGCGGAAGCGACCAAGTCGCCAAAACCTGGACCACAACCAGCTTCGTCCAAACCGATCATTTTTAGATACTGTTTGATTCTAACAAAACTGATTTACTCTAAATTTACATTCAATGTTACCGGTTCAAACATTATACTATATATAAAAAATATAACGAT